AAGGTTCTTTGGCCGATTCTCGCGATTTCTGCTGCAATTGGAGGAATTATCTGGGCAGTAAAAAAATGGACAGGCGGCCATAAGGATTTAATTAAAGAATTGAAGAAAGGATCGACATATACAAATGAAGCTTCCGAGTCAGTTGAAAAATTCAACAAGGAAGTGAAAAAAATTTTAACGCCGATTGAAAAAGCTCAGAAAAAAATCGAGGAATATCAGGAAGAAATTAAAGAGATTCAGAAAACGATGGATATGGAAAAGAGGCCGAGATGGGTTGAAATGTATGAAAAGAAAGTCGAGAAACTTAAGAACAAAATAAAGGAACTTAATACGGCTATAGAAGGGACAACTGAATGGCGAGAATCACAAATAACACCCGAACAATTGGATTGGAAAACACCGTTTAGAGAAGGAGGTGGAAAGATTTATGACAATTTTGACCAGATGGTCGGCCCTGAATGGGATGAGTGGCGAAGAAAGCAAGAACAAATAAAACAAAACGCACTCGCGATGAAAGATGTTTATGCCGATATAGGAATGACCATCAAAGACGGTGTTGTTGGTGCTATTCAAGGTGCGATTGACGGTACAAAAACTTTAGGAGAAGCGGCAGTTGGAGTTTTAAAGAATATTGCATCAAAAATATTAGACATCGGTGTAAATATGATGTTGTTCGGGGCGGTGACTGGTACTGGATCTGGAAGCGGTTTACTTGGTGGATTCTTCGGTAAAACTAATAAAGCTCAAGGTGGCCCTGTCTCGGCAGGTCAAGCTTATAAAGTCGGAGAAAGGGGGCCAGAGACATTTATTCCCTCTACATCAGGAAGAATTTCTTCGGCTGGAGAAACTAATATTGTTGTGAATGTCGATGCTAGTGATGTCGGATCTGAAGGTGACGATGATTCTTCTCAAGAATTAGGTCGCATGATCGGATTGGCAGTACAGGCCGAGATTGTCAATCAAAAAAGACCCGGAGGATTATTAGCAGCATAATGGCAAATTTCCCGACTCCTAGTACAAGTCCTGCTGCTCCTCATCCGAGTTATGGTGAACAGAAAAGAAGTGCTCCGAATGTAAGGCAAGTAATATTCGGAGACGGCTATTCTCAAAGATTACAATTCGGCCTGAATCAAGATTTAAAAAGTTATACCTTTAGGTGGAGAAATATTTCTAAAGCACAGGCGACTGTTATTGAAGATTTTCTGGAAGCGCGAGGCGGAACAGAATCATTTGATTACACTCCTCCATCCGAATCATCAGCAAGAAAATTCCTTTGTACGAGTTGGACAAAATCAATTCCTTATGTAAACCGAGCAACTATTAATGCTGTTTTTAGAGAAGTAGCCGAACCTTAAATGGCATTTACAGCATGGGCCGCTAGTACAGCTTTTTCTGTTGGCGATATAAGAAGAGCTACTTCGGTACAAACAACAGGATTAGTTTTTAAATGTACGACTGCTGGTACATCAGCTTCATCCGAACCTGATTGGCCTACAACTATCGGTGGAACATCTAATGATGGATCGGTTGTTTGGACTGCAATAAGCAGTATTTATGAAGAACTATTAAAGCTCGCGCCTAGTGCAATAATTGAACTTTATTCGGTTCATCTCTCTTCTGATCTTCACGGCTCAAATGATATTTATAGGTTTCACAATGGTTGTAATGCCGATATAACTGGGAACATTGTATATGGAGGGCAAACATATAGTCGGCAACCTGTAGAAGCAAGCGGTTTTGAATATTCAAATACAGGTTCACTTCCTCGTCCGACTTTAACCATATCAAACTTGGACAATACTATGACGGCCTTACTTATTGTCGTTAATACAACAACAGTCGGCAATGATCTTTGTGGAGCCGAAGTAAGAAGAATCAGGACTTGTAAGAAGTTTTTAGATGGTCAGGCTAATGCCGATCCTAATGCTCAATGGCCTACTGAAATTTGGTACATTGATAGAAAAGCTAGTGAAAATCGGAATATTGTTCAATTTGAATTAGCGAGTGAAATAGATAAACCCGGAATAAAAATTCCAAAACGGCAAATGATAGGTAATATTTGTCAATGGAAATATCGGTCTTCAGAATGTAGTTATACAGGTAGTAA